ACTTCGGCACCTGTCAACCCGCATTGGACGAAATCGGGAAAGATTCCGCAAATAGCCGCGGCGGGATTCGAACCCGCAGGGGAACGCATTTTGAATGCGTCGCGTATGCCATTCCGCCACGCGGCCGTAACCCGCCCCAAACCCCGCGCGCGCCCGGCGCGCCGGGGTGCGCGCCCGCGCGCAAACCACCCATATAAACCCGGTTTACGTCAACCCGTCCACGGCGACGCGGGCGGCGAATTTCGGCGACAATCCGCCACGGCTTCGCGGATCATTCCGCCTAGCCGCGCCGTTTCGTTATCGACCAACGCTACCAATTCTGCGTCGGTCGTGTCGGCGGGAACGCGTAGCCGAATCGCAACGTACGCCGTCGCGTATTCGTGGCACCGTTTGACGTTGGCGCGCGTTTCCTGCGGTTCGAATGCCGTCACAGAGTCCCCGGCCCGTCCATATGCCGCGTACATTCGTTGCCCTCCGTTTGCATTTGGAACGCCACGCGTTCCACTAGGTCAAGCCAATTGCAACGGTCGCGCCATTGCATGGCCGACCACCGTTCCCAATCCGACAGGGCGGCCGTGTGCGACATTCGCACGGCGGCGGCTACGTCGGGCCACGACGGCGACGGGCGGGCGCATTCGCGCAGGGCCGCGATAGTCACCATACGCCAATCGCGTTCGGCCATTTCGCGTAGCGCGCGGGTTTCCCGCGGCGTGTAGCCTTCCGGCCCGTGTATCCGGTTTGGATTCGCGGACAGGTACCGTACCGCGTCGCGGATTTGTCGCGCGGTATAACTCATTACGGCACGACTTCCCACACGCGGGCGGCGCGCCCGGAACGCGTCGGGCGCGAACCGTTGGCGCGAATCTTCCCGGCGCGCATCATGGCGTTTATCGTGGCCGACGCCGTTTGGTGCGTCATATCCAAACGCTGTTGGATTTCGTCACAGGTCGCGGGCGCGTCGCGCAACGATGCGAGAATGCGCGCGGCCACGCCGTCGGGTTTCGACGCGTACGCGGCATCCTGCGTTGCCCACCGTGTCGCCTGTCGCGCGGTCGCGCGTGGCGGATCGTTGACGGCGAACCGAAACAGGCCCGGCCATTGTTCCGGCGTGCGTGGCGTGTATTCGTTCATTGGAATTTTCCCGTTTCGTTACCCCACGAATCCCAACCCGCGCGCGTCGTGCGCGCGAACAGTTCGATACGTTGCGCGTTCGGGTACAGCGATTCGATGGAATCGTAAATGGCGTCCGGCTTCCGACTGTGTTCGCGTTTCGGGGCTAGTATGACATTTCGTACGGATTCATCGGAAATCGGTAGTGGTCGTCCGCGCCTAGCACGGCTTCCGGCAATGACAAATTCCGCGGTCGGCTTGACGATGGATGGGCGGATTCCCTGCGCGCCAATCGGCGTCCCGTCCGATTTAGTCTTGACCCAAACAAACGCGACGCCGCGATAATGGAACCCCCATGTTTGCATGGTTCGAATTGCGACATCCAATAGCGGCGACGTTGCCCAAACGAACACGACGCCATTTCCGCGGATGATGGATGCCACGGGGATTTCCGCTATTTGTTCCGCGGGAATCGTTGGATAGAATTTCTCCGCGGCCGTCCATTTGTCTTTCGCGCCGTAGTATTGCCACGGCGGGTCAATTAGTGCGACGTCCCATTGTCCAATCGGGAGAGTTATCACGCGTTCACCATTTCCCGTAGCCGCCGGATTTCGGCGGCCGCGTCGCGCCAATCATGCGCTAATCGTCGTAGGCACGTTCCGTCGATTGGCACGCATTCGCCGCGCCTGTCGGCGTATTCGGCCGCGTGTGACGACACGACGCCGTTCCATGCACAGCGCGCGCCGATGTCGGGCGCGGTTCCGTCCCACGTATGCAGCGGGATTCCGAACGCGGGTACGCCCGGTTCCGGTTCCACGTGTGCGTCGTCGTCGTCGTGCGTCGGCATGATTAGCCCACGGTATCGGCGGTTTGTGGCGACTTGCGCGGGCGGCCGCGCGCCTTGCGGCGAATGCCGCCCGTGAACGATAGTTCCCGCAGCACCGCGCCACCGTTTCGGCGTAGGTCGCGTACGTTGACCATTGGCAATTCATAGCCGACCAGTTGGCACATACGCGACATGGCCCAATCGGGGATATTCGATCCGGCCAACCAATTCGACACAGTTTGCGGCGACACCGAAAGATTGGTGGCGACAGCGCGCACGCCATGCGCGCGAATGGCCCCGGCCATTTCGTCGGTGCGTGTCAACGTCCAAAAGACTTCGGCGTGTACGTTCATTGGAAAACCCCTTGCATGAATCCTAGAAACAGTCGCCCGATGGCGACCCAAAACCACCCGCACGCAAACAGGATAGCGGCGGATACTGTGAATTTCACGAACACCAACGCTAGCGCGTAGGCGACGCGCACGACGGCGGAACCGTCGCCCCTTACCGCGTCGTCGTCGTCGTAGTCAATCGGCATTGGTTGAATCCTCCGCATCGTTTACCGCGGATTTCACGTTGTCTAGCCGACCCCGTAGCCGTTCGATTTCCTGCGCGCATTCGCGCAATAGTCGGCGCATTTCCCCATACCCAACGCCACCGAAACCGTAGTCGGCGTCGGCGTGCGCGCGTGCGCGTTTGGCGATTTCATTCTGTGCCATGCGTGGTCGGTTCCTGTGTGATTTGCCGCGCCAACAGGTCGCGGATTTGGTGTTCGCGTGCGTTCAACGCGTCGGCAATTTCGTACGCGCTACGTTTGTCCGACAGAATCCACCCGAACGGATGCGCGTCGCATTCGGGCGCGCGTTCCACCGTCCACGGCGGGCGGTCGGAAACCGTCCACCACGGCACCGACCAACCGCGCGACATTGCACGTTCGGCGTAGTCAATCCCCATTGGTTCCATCCTTCCGGTACAAATCCCATTCGCGGGATTCCGCTACTTCCCGCGGCGTTGCATATTCCGATACCGCGACGTTTAGCCAATAGTCCGGGTCGGATTTGGAACTACGCGCTAGCAATACGCACACTTCGCGGCGCGCCAAATCGCGTTCGCGCGTCGTAAATTCCAATGCGGTTTCCAATCGCACGGCTTCCGCGCAATACTGCGTGGTTGATTGATCGCGCGCGCAACCGCCCGCGCGCAATCGTTCGATTTCGTCGGCCGCATCGGTAAATAGTTTTCGCACGTGGTAGCCGCCTTCCGATTCGCGCAGACGCGCCACGATGTCATTTTCCATTGGTGTTCCGCCTTCCGTTGCGCGCGATTTCCTCCGCGACTTCGCCGCGCCAAATCTCAACTTCGCGCGGGAATTCGAACGCGACGCGCGCGCGGCCGTCGCCGCGGATCGTGACTTGCACGCGGCCGATTTCCACGCCGTCGCGCGATAGTGTGAATTGCTGATCCGTCGGAACGGTGATTACCAACGCCACGCGGCACCCCCTGTTGAGAGTGCCGCACCGCCCACGGTGAGGCTAAACCGTGGACGGCGCGGCGTGGGGAATGGCCGCATAGCGGCCCCGACGTTACCGCGCGTCCTGCGCGGGATTCCCGCGACGTCGGCGGGGGTTGCGTGCATTGTATCCGGTGTTGTGTTCATTGGTCACCCCTTCGGCGTTCCGGCCGCCGTGGCCGTTGCGGCGATTGCCGCGTGTCCAGTATAGCACGATTCCAACGCCGCGCAAACGATGAACACGTGCGCCCGTGTCCAATCTTCGTAGCGTGCGGGTAGCGGTTCGCGCGGTAGCCATTTCGAATCGCGCATCCGTCGCACGGCATCGGCCACGCGGTCGCGCGGCGTCGTTCGTAGCCGTTCGACGCACCGCGCGCGGTCGGCTTCCAAGTCGGCCGCCAACCTGTCGCGGTCGGCTTGCGGGTTCGTGGCGGGCGCGGCCTGTCGCGTCGCGCCCGTGTTCGCAATGCGTCGGTAGACGGCCAACAGTTCCGACAGGCGGAACACGGTGCTAGTGCATTCGGCCCGGTAGTCGTCAATCGCGGCCGCTAACCATCGTTGGGTGAGGCCCGACAGGCGGCCGACGGCTAGCCGTCGTTCCTCTTCGGTTGGTTGGTACCGCGGCCATAGGCCGTTGATTCGTTGGCGGTTCGTTTCCCACGTTGCGTCGGCGTGTTCGGTCATATGCCACCCTTCCGCGCGTGCGCGCGCGACACACGCGTAGCGTGTGTCTCTTCTCTTCTCTTCTCTTCTCTAGGTAACGCGGTTGTAACGGTCGAACCGTTACGGCTTCGGTGATTGGCGACCCGGCGCGCCGTTTCCGCGCGTTGTTTGGCGGTTGCGCCGTTGTGTTCCTCAAATCGCGGAATACGCGGGCTACCGTCGTCGGCGGTTTCCAACCACCCGACCGAACGCAGGGCGTCGGCCAATTGCAGACGCGCGACGCCGTGCGGCATGGGTTCGGCCACGACGCCCGCTAGCGCGTTGATTTCGTCCCACGTGCGGTACCGCAACACGCCATCGGTCGAGTGTTCATCCGCCCACGACCACACCACGCACAATGCACCGACCACGGTAGCGGGCGCGACGCCCGCGACGCGCGCGACGTAGGCCACGCGTGGGTCGTGCCAAAGGTTCGTACGTACCTTTATCCACGCCACGGTCGGCATTCCTTCCCGCACGACAACCGACGTACGCGCGCAATGGCGACCGAACGCCGCACCGCATCGAACCGCGCGCCCGGTTCGACTAGTTCCCAAATCGCTAGCAATGCGCCCACGGTTTCCGGTTCAACCCGTAGCCGTTTGGCTATCACCGCGCGACGTGGCGACAGGTGGCCCGGCATCATGTCGAACACGATGCCCGCTACCGCGATTTCACGCGGTAGCCGGGTATCCGGCCACACGATTTCCGCGGCCGCGTAGGATTCCGCAAACCCGAACGGTCGCGCCCGGCCGCGCGTGCGGCCCGCGACGGCACGCGCCGCCGCGGGTTCCACCGCGCCCGCCGTTGCCACCGGGTTAGAACGGCAACGATTCATCGGTACCCCCCTCCGTCGGCACCGTTCGGAAATCCTGTAGCAATGGCATCCGGCCCGGCCCGCGGTCGGAAACGACCGGAACCAATGTTGCACCGATTGCAGCGCGCAACACGTCCAACAACCCGTCGCCAACGATATAGGACGTAGCCACGCCGTCGGCCACGAATTCGGCTACGTGAATCGGCGTACCCCGCACGTCGCGGGCGGTGATTGTGTGCAGGATTGCCGCGGAACGGGCCGTAGGTTCGCTAGGCGGCGTTCCGTTGGTTTGGGGCGGCGTCGGGGCATCCTGTCGCGGCGTGGCCTGTACGGCCGTCCTAGTGGCCGTATCGCCCTGCGCGGCGATTCGGTCGTTTAGCGCGCGTGTCGATTCCGACCGCGCCCGGCCCGGCCGTTCCGGTGCCGCCGGGACGGGCGACGCGGCCGCGGCGCGGTCGCGCATTCCGTGCCGGGTTTCCGCGCGGTCGTCGTTCCGGCCGTCCATATGGCCGGATTCGTCTTCCCGCGGCAAGCACAGCAAATCCCGCAACCAATACGAAAGGCTAGTGGTCAAAGCCGACGCCACCGCCTTATCGACGGGCCGCCCCTTTTCCACCACAATCGGCCACACGGTTTCGGATTCGGCGGCTTCCCCGGTGAACCCGTGGACGACCGACATACGGGACACGACGTACAGGCCGTCGCCCTCAATTCGCCACGACACACGGCGCGCGGCAATGCCGCCCGTTTGCAGGGCCGCGCGGCACGCACCAATCATTCCCTCCGCAGACGTGTACGCGTATTTGTGGAACGTATTCCGCGCATCCTTCGCCACGCCGTCGATAGCACCCTGCGCGACCAACAGGCCGTCGGCTAGCGAACGGGTACCGCTACGCGGGCAAACGCCGGGCGTTTCGTTCGTTTCGTTTCTCTTCGTCATTCGCCACCCCCGTTCGCGGCCGCGGCCGCCCACGCGGGCATCGTCAAGTCCTCGACCCATTGCGAGTACCCCGGCCATTCGCCCGACGATTCGCACGCGGCGAACGTTTCCACCGCGCGTTGGATTTGGGGAAGCACCCTATCCATATCTTCATTCGACAAAGAATACGCCGCGACGCCGTACGGCGCGGATTTCTCCACGGCGATTAGCACCGCGTGCGAAGTGTGTACGCCATTGGCGGCCAAGACTTCCCGATAGAACGCCATTTGCACCCAATACCCGAAATCGACGCACGAACGCGCAAACGCGCGCGGCGCGGCCGACAGCGTGGTTTTGATGTCCACCACGGTTCCGTCGGGGCCGATTGCGTCTATTCGTGCTTTGCACGGCACGCCCCACAATTCCGCCGTCCACACGCGTTCGCGTACGCCGCAATTCGACAGGCACACGCGCGCGCCGCGGTGGCCGTCGATAGCCGCCACCATTGCGTCGATTTGGTGTTGTTCGGCCGCATCCACGACGGTTCGGCCATTCGCCGTCGCCGCGAACAATTCGGCTTCGTCTTTCCCCGCCTTCGTGCGGCGGTCGAATTTCGGGGACACGACGAATTCCGCCGGGTACAGGTCGGGCCGCAACGCGCGGCAATGCAACGCGCGACCGATCCGCAACGCGTCGCTATCCGCGTCGTCGTTCATCCGTGCGCGAAGGTGCGCGGGCGTGGACGTTACCAACGTCTTTACCCACGACGCGCGTAGCGCGGGAATCGCCGCGTATTCGGCTTCGGACATTTCGCGGCCCATATTGCGTTGCGTGTTCATCGGTTGCCACCCTTCCGGCGCGTGCGCGCCTTATTCAAATACTCGCGTTCGACGGCGCATCCAAACAGGAACGCGCACGCGACTACCGTAACGAATGCCACTACGTACATTGGAAACCCCTGTGCGCCTGTCGGGCGGCGCGCCCCTTTCGGCCGTATGCCGGGTAGCCCGCCGCACGCGGCGGCGGGTTGGCCTGTCACACGGCAGCGTCGGCCGTGTTTGCGGCCATCATGTCGTATAGTTTTTGCGCTGCAATGAACCGATTTTTGAGAATCGGCTTACCGTCGATCATTGCTTGCATTTGCCGCGTTGCGAAGCGCAGACGGGCGGCCGTCCAATGCGCGCCACACAACGCGGCGCGGCGGTCATATTCGCGCATTTGCATTTTCACGCACCACAGGCACACGGCAAAATCCGCGGTACGCGGGCGCGGTTCGGCTTCGGCACGGGCAATAACGGCGGCGGCGGCGATTTGGCTACGGTTCATTTGGCTAACCCCTGTCGTCGGCGTTCGGGCCGCCGTAGCCCTGTCGCGTTGCGCGACGTTCACACGGTAACGCATCGGCGTTACGTGTCAAGTACCTTTAGACGAATATGCGAAAATTCGTTTTGATAGGTCGCGTAGAAATCGCGCCTGTGCCGGGGACAGGTCGCGGAACCCCGCGCGGTTCACAATATCGCGCGCCACGTTGAAATCGTCGTTTGGCAAATCACCACGCAGGATTTCCGCCATGCCGTCGTCGGTGGTCACGTCTACCAATTCAGGCACCCCGGCCGCGGTGCAGCGTTCCACGCGTGCGGCGCGCGCCGCGTCGCGTTCGGTGGCGACGTTCGTATACACGGCGGATTCCCTGCACAATACGGTGCGCTGTGCGTCGGACAGGCCCGCGGCCGCCTTGCGTGCAATATCCATTACGACGAACGACAGGCCCGGACGGAACCAAACCCGGCCGGATTCCTCCGTAATCATCAACGCGGGGAAGTTAGCCGATAGGTAAGAAACGGCGGCGGCCGTTTCGGCTTCGTGCTTCGCCGTACGGGCCGCGTCGCGGCGACGGTCGGCCGCGATTGACGGCGCAACCTGTCCGGCCGCAATAGCCAATAGGTCGCGCCACATAGTCGAAACGGCCGCGATACGTGATTCGAACACGCGGCTATTGTTTCCGCCACAACGGAAACAATCGCCCCACGGGCGAACAACGCCCGCGCCACCGCAACGCGTGCAGGGCGAACGCCATACCGCCTTTGTACCTTCCGATTCGAAATGAGTCGCCCCGACGGCGTGTGCGAATGCGCGTGGATTCGCGCACGACTTCGCGCCGTTCACGTGTCCACATTGCGACAGTACGGCGGCGGCTTCGGCTTGCGTGTAATTGGCGACGGGTGAACACATGGCGCGATTCCTTCGTGTACGGCGTCGGCCGCCGCGGCCTGTCGCCCGTATTGGCGACGTTCACACGGTAACGTATCGGCGTTACGTGTCAAGTACCTTTGGACAAATCGGCCAAAATTTCTTTCGTGCTATGCGACAGGATCGCGCCGCCGTCGGTTTGGTATTGGCCGTTCCGACGACGGCGCGCAATCAACGGCCGCCCGCGAATCGGTGCGCCGTGGTCGAAATCAAACACGACGCCATCGTGTCGAACGGCGATAACCACGCACGGTTGGAATAGGCGCGCACCGCACCCAATGCAGATATGCAACATCACGGCGTCGCCGGGGTTAAACGGGCATGGGGTCATGCCGCACCGCCAATCGTTTCCGCAACCACGCGACGCCATTCGGAAATCGACAGGCCGACAACACGGAAACGGCGGGCCAATGCTTGCGCGTCGCGTTCGGCGTTTCCTGTCAACCACGGGCGGATCATTTCGCGTACGGCTTCGGTTGTTACGGTTTCGTTGGTCATTTGGCTACCCCTTGCATTCGGCGTCGGCCGCCGCGGCCTGTCGCCGTAGTGGCGACGTGTGGAGAATAGCGATACATCGGCCTATGTCAAGTGCCATTGGACAGAATCCGACGAAATGGGCAAAAAAGTTTCGGCCGCTACCATGTCCGATATGGCACGTGGACGCCGACCAACCGACGCTACCGCGGCCGCGGTCGATTCCGCGCGCCGTCGTGTCGCGTCGGCGTGGGCGTTGTGGTTGCTACTACCACAGGGCAAACGGCCGCCGACGGCCGTAGCCGCCGTCCTAGTGGCTACAGCGCGCGGCCGTGCCGACCTATACCGCGTCGTGCGGTCGATTGGCGCGCACGCTCCATTGGAACGCCCGGCCATACTAGACGCCACCACCCAACGAATCCGACCACGAACGCCGGAGGATTTCGCGGAAATGATCGACACGCTACGCGTAGCGTACGACATAGCGGAAACCGCGCACGCCCGCGCGGCGTGCGGCAACGCGCGCGGCGTCGTCATGGCCCGCTATTTCCGCGCGTTAGGAAATCAGGGTATCCAAAATGGTTTCCGCGCCCGCGCTGTTCGCGGGCAATAGCAAACCCTTTTCGTACATGGCGTAGAAACGGTCGAATTCGGTATTGAATTCACCTTCCGCGCCGTTCGTGGATTTCAACGTTATAGAATCGTTGGCTACCCAATCGGTCGAACCGGGGAGGATTACGATACCTTGCGACCCCGGCGCAAATTGGCGTACTTCGGCCAATACCAGTTCGTCTAGGAACATCGTCGCGCCCGCGTTTATCGCGGTCGTTTGTTCCAACGAAACGTATACGGTTGACGGCAACGCGACAGGCGCGCGGAAAAACGCATATTGCCAACCGTACGTCGTTCCAATCGTGTACGGGATATCCACCTGTGCGCCCGTAACAATGGTGCCGCCGGAATTCTGCAACGACACGCGCACGTTTCCCGCACTAGGCGCGGCCGACATTCGCGCGGCCACGGCCAACACGTACAGGCGGTCGGAAACGATGCCGTGTGGCGTGCCGGATTCGGTCGCCATTTGCTGTCGAACCTTCGCCAACGTCGCGCCGTCACCGATGAACCGGAACGATTTCGCCCCGCGAAATACCGTGGTCGATTCCCCGAAGTGCGTACCCGCCGTACCTGTGGATACGGTGAAATAGTCGGGGATGTTGGCGGTCGTGTAGTTTTCGAAGGCGCTATTCCGCAACAGGTTTTCGTAACGCGCGCCCGTGTCGAGTGCCGGATTTAGGCACGACATTACGAAATCCGCGCCCGACCCCGCGGGGAATCGGTAATCCAAATTCCCGAACGCGACTTGCCCGCGCACGCGGAACCGTTCGCTACCCGATGGAATCTCGCGTGCCGTCGCATCCTGCACGCATCGGATTTCCAATCGTTCGGTACGGATGTTGGGAAATTGCGTTACCCCCGACTGCAACGACGGCGGCGGAATCTCCGTGTACAACAGCGTTCCGTTTCCGGTGTTCGACGCGCCCGTGGCCGACGCGGATTTGGAAATCGCCGTAGCGTCCACCGATTCCGAATCCGCGGCCATTTCGCGGATCAAATACATAAGCGCATCGTGTACCGTTTTCGACGGCATCGGGCTACGCGTGTTTAACGCGGCGTCGTTGTAGCACGTTTCGATTAGTGTCTTTTCGGCCGCTGCCTGTACGTCGGCAACGATTGCGCCCGCGGCCTGTACGCGCAATTGCATTTGGCCGACGATTTCGCCAACCATATACGAATCGGCCGACGAATATTCGGCTTGGATTCCTGCAATGCGCGAAACCAAATCCAATTGATGCGCGCGCACGGCTTCGGCTAGGCCAAACAACTTTCCTAGCCGCGTGAACAATCCATTTGTGCCGTCGTAGGTTAGGGCCATGCGCGTTATTCCTGTGTCGGTTTATCGGTGAATGGTACGGCCGCGTTCAACGCGGCGCGACGTTCGGCGCAACCACATTTCCCGCCGGGTGCTACGCGTTCAACGACGGCCGCCGCGCCTGTCCATTTGGCGACGGTATGCACCACGTCCCCCAAACCACGCAACGTTCCCATGTACATTCGGCACGACGAACAACGTTCGTTCGTGGCGTCACCGCCGACGCCGGGGTGTCGGCATTGGCCCGCATCGTTGAATCGGCAACCGCTAGGTAAACGCAATGGAAATGCTCCCCGTGCGCGTGATTCGATATCCCAACGAATCCGTGTAGTCTTCGAATCCGCTACCAATCGGGATTGGCCCGGCGTATCCGGTGCTATCGGCACCGAATCCGATGGATATGCAATCAACGCAAGTTCCGGGGTCGCAATCCGGCGGGAATTCCCCGACTATATTTATCGTTACGGAACGCGACAACGATTGCGCCCCGCAATCGGGATTGCAGCACACGCCGACGGAAGAAGATTGATATAGGCCCGTACCCTGAAAAGAAACATTCAAACCCCAACGGTTGTCCCCTGCGGTGAATCCACCCAAACAGGTTAGACCGATTGCGTATTGCCCGCCAAGTAATGGCGTGGCGCACGTTCCGAAATTGAACGATTGCATATAGCATTCGCGCCAAACGCCGCACGCGCTACCGTCATATTCGTTTATTTTGCTAGTTACGGTTTGTGTCGCGGTAGCCGTTCCACCCAATCGCGCGGTGCCATATTCACCCGGCGGGGCGGTTGAACCCAATAATGTCCCCGTAACGGTTCCCCCGAACGTCCACGTATCCGTCCCCGTCACAAAACCCGAACAACCGTCTACGAATTCCGTCAACGATGAACCGCTAAAGGTTACGGTAACCGTGCGCGGCAACGACGGAAAACACGCCGTCGTCCATTGTTGACAGTTGGCAATTCCACCACCGCGCGCACAACAGCACAACGCCGCTAGCCGCGACATTACGCGTTCCCTTCGCGCCCGTAGACATTCACAGACACGACGCCCGTAACGCCCGCGCGCCCGCGCAACGACTCGCCCGGAAGTAGCGGCCGTTCCGTTTCATCAATCACCGTCGCGCCGTTCGCCAACCGCGCGTCGTAATACTGCGCGTTCGCTACCGACGTTGCCGCGCCCGGTCGCGTGTGGTGAATACGAAACGTCGTAGCCGACGTGTGCGTGTTGCATACGACGATTGCCGTAACGAACGCGACGCGACTAGACGGAACCGTGTATACCGATTCGTCGTTGGTGGTAAACGTGAATTGCGCCAATAGGCGCGGATTCCGTTCGGAGCGTACGGGAATCGGGGTTGTGGTTAGGGTGGACATTGGACGTTCAACGCGTTAGGAATGCTAAAGTAGGCGGATTGGCTAGAGAACGACAACGCGACCACGGTATTTACCGCAATCGGTGCTAGCGAAATGATCGCACCGCCCGGCCCGCTACCCGGCACGGTTCCGGTTTCGCATCCGTTGATTGCAAACGGCCCCGAACCATCGGCACCACCGGACGCGCCGCCTGTCTTCAAACGCCACACGATGTCCGCGGGTTGGCCCGCGGGTACCACGATGTCGGCGTATACCTCTTTCCAAGTGTATTTCCAACGCGTCGGCGGATTCGTGGCAACGCCCAACGTAGCCGCCGCCGTAATGATTGCGGGTATGGTCGATTGCGCCAACGCCGACAGAATCAACCACGAAACCTTACCGTCGGCACCGATTAGCCGAAGCATGGAAACGATGCTGTTCACCCCTAGCGTTACGTTCGCGCCCGTGGTCGCACCCCACGCCGGAATGGCGTAGGCGGGTTGGTACCTGTCGCCGTCTGTGCTAGCGAACGACGTACGGCCGTCCGGCCTGTCTTCCCATTCCACGTAACGGTTGTAGTCGGCTTTCGACTTCGGCCACACTTCCGCCCATCTGTAGTCTTGATACGACCCGGCCGCGTGCGTGATACGCGCGAAACACAGGTCGGACGACGTGGGAACGAATCCGGCACCCGCGGTCAACAGCGGGCGCAACCTGTCCACCGTGTCGCATATCTCGTTTAGATGTTCGAACGTCAACCGTCCGATTTGGCCGCTGTTGAACCGTGGTAGCATGGTTTACCAATTCGTGGAAATGGCCGTGAAATCGGCCGTATTCGGGAACGGTTGCCGCCAAAAAACCTTGCGTGCGCGTTTGCCGCCGTTGATTTCCGACGTGGGAATCCGGCCGCTACCGTCGCGTTCCGGCGTCTGTATCAAATGGTATTCGGAATCTTCGATGAACCGATGCGTAACGGTGAACAGCGAAACGCCCGCGCGTCGGATTTGGCCGCCCGTATAGACGACGGTACCGCGCGCGAATCCTTCCCACGATGCGTTATTGCGACGACCACGCGCCGTACGCATATTCGCAATAATGGTCGGCAATCCCGAAACGTTCTGTATCGTTTCGTTGATTACCAATTCCGAAGTGTACTTTAGACGCGACAACGGCACGCCCTCTAGGTCGATTTGCGTGCCACCCGTAATTTGCGTCGTGGCCGCGTTGGCCGGGTCGCCATTGGTCGGATACGTCGGGTTGGAAATGTACGTGTCCGCGAACGCGGCGGCTATGTCCAACGTCCATTCCACGTAGCCGACTTCGCCGGGCTGTGCGGAACTACTGGTTACCTGTGCGTTGGCGTAGTTCCAAACGACCGTCCAAATATCCGTCAACGGTTCGCGCGTGATTGAATAGGATTTAGCCCAAACGCCCGTTTCGTCGGGGAATAAATCGCCCTTCGCGGGCAACGCATCCGGCCCCGCGCTAGTCAATCCACCGACGCTACCACCGACGGCGATACCGAACCATTGGCGAACCCTGTACGGAGAAACCAACGACGACGTAGCGGTGTCGTCGTAAACCTTGAACGTGCGCGACGCGGAAACCTTGCCCGCGTCGTATGACCACGTTCGGCTTGCGGATTGTTCGATGCAACGGAAATTCGGCATTTATTGAAATCCGATTGTTTGAATGGTCGTGGCTACCTTTTCGGTAGCGGTCGCGGTGCGTTCCTGCACGCTACGTTGCGCCTCTTTGGGGTACGCGTCGAACGTAAACGAACCTAGCGCGGTGTTGGCGGTTCCCGTGCGATTGGCCCCGGCCGATTCGGCGTCGGCGCGTTGCGCCTGTACGGCGGCTAGTTCCTCTTCCAACGCGTAACGCTCTTCGATGGCCTTCCGTTCGTCGGCGGTCAACGCGTCGCGCAACGCTTTTTCCTTCGCCACGGTGCGTTCCACGCGTTCGCGTTCGCGCGCGATTTCGCGGGCCGCGTCTGTTTGTCCGTCGGCGGCCGCCCGCTCTTCGCGGATTCGTAGCCGCAACAAACGCACGTCGGTTTCGGCCTGTTTGGTACGCTCTTCGCGCGCCTTGCGTTCCTTCTCCGCGGCTTCGGCTTCGCGTTTGGCCTTGTCGTCGGCGGCTTGTTTTTCCTTCGCCGCGGCTTCCGAAATAGCCTTTAGTTTCCCTTCTAATTCAATCTGTGCGGCGCGTTGTTTTTCCCTGTTGAGATTTAGCAACGCGTTTAGTTCTAGGTCGGAAATCCCTTCCGCCATTCGGAACGCGAGTTCCGTATCCTGTTCATCCTTTACGCGTTGGGCTTCGGCGCGGGCCGCGGCTTCGGCGTCGCCACGATTTCGCATGGCGTTTATTTCGTTCGTAACTTCCAACCGTTCGCGTTCACGCATTAGGGCCGTGGTTGCGCTATCGGCCGCGCGGCTTTCCTTTTCGCGTTCCCCGGCTACGCGGCGCAACCCTTCGCGCGCGGCCGATTGTTTGGCTATCAAATCCTCCGCGGCCTTATCCGCCGCCCCGAAAGTCGCGTCGTAAATCGCGCTACCCAAATCGACAAACGCGCCGACGAACGGAATCGTTTTCAAACCGTCCAATATGGCGTCGGGCATCGACTTATCCGAACGTAGAACGCTTGCCGCGGCTTTCGCCAATCCGGCCGCCATCATTGGCCCGGCGATTGTGCCGACGACGCCGCGGGCCTGTTCGGAGAATTTCCCGCCGAAGTCGTAGCCAAGTTTTCCGCCCTGCGTTTGGACGGTTTGACGTGCGGCCGCCAACCCCTTATCCAAACCGTCAAGTTTGGCGGTAACGTCTATGTAAACTTCACCGCCTTTTTCGGCCATTGTCGGCAACCTTCCGGCTATAGGGAATCAATGTACGCCCGTGTATCTATCGGGCCGGATACCCGGCGCAATTCGCCCCGCGCCGCGGCTTCTAAATACCCGGTGAATTCCGAAACAGGCAATGCCAACGGATCGGCTACACCGACCACGGTAGCCACTAGGAACGATTCCGCTAGCCAATCGCGGGGCCGTTCGCGTCCGGGTTGACGCGCGAACGGCGTACCCATTTTCCCACGTCGGCCGACCATTCAAACCCGACGGTTTGCAACGCAAGTTCCGTTAGGTCGTCGGGCGCGATCCCTTCCAACATGGATTCGGCACGGTCGGCCCCGACCGATTCGGTAAGGATTCGGCACGCGCCGTCGAACGTAAAGCACGACCGAACCAACGTCGTAGACAATCGGGCGTCTTCGCGGGCGGTGCGCGTTCGACGTAACGTTTCGTCGGTGTCCAATCCCAACGCGCGACAGTCGGCCGCCGTTTCCGCGGCCATACGTTCCGCCATGACGGATTGCAACGTGCAAACCTGTCGAACGGTCAACGGCGGGAACCGTCGTTCCTCCCCGCCAACGATAGCCACCGCGTCCCCGATCATGCGTTGCCCTTTCCGCGGGCTAGCAACGCCCGCAATTGTGTTTCGTAGTCGCCCACGACTACGCGTACGTGTTCCGCCGCGCGGCACACGGTTAGGTCGGTCACCCGCTCTAGCGGTATTTTCCCGGCGCGCAGCGCGCGGGCGGCGGCAAATTCCTCCGCAATCGTTCCCGGTGCGACGCGGAATTTAGACACTATGCCGCCGGAATGCGTTATGGAAACGATCCAATCCGTATCGGAAGGTTGCGCTATTAGCGACGACGACGCCGGAACCATGCCCCAATGATACCGCCGCCGCGGAACGCGCGAACGCGAACCACGGCGGCGGGGGCAAGGGGGTTAGCAATGTTACGAAGTCGTCCAAACGACCGTCGGGCCGTTCGTGTCGGCCATGCCGAAATTGACGGCCAAAGTACTGTCGCCGTTCTTGTCTACGTTGAACGCGTATTGACTAAATACGGCTTCGAATTGCAACACGCATTGCGTGGCACTAGTGGCCGTATTGAGAGTCGCGCCGCCAAACAGAGAAAGGGTCAACGTACCGCCCGGTTGCGACGGCAACGTGTTAGACGTGATGGTACCCCACGGCGTACCCGTGTCGCGCGTCGGTGTCCCGGTAAGGCTACCCGTAATGTCAACGACGCCGAGCCGACGCATTGCGCCCGTGTGTGCAAATCCGGTCAACACGGATTCCGTGTACGCAACGTTGGCGGCGAACGCGCGAACGTTCATCGAATAATTGGTAGTTGGAAATGCAATGTTGCCGTCGTTCCCGACAAGAAAATTCGTTGGCATGGCGAACCCTTATGTTTTCTGTAAACCGATCATTTCGTAGACGTCGGTTACCGACCAAATATCATCGGCAAAAACGGGCGCGCCCCGTTGCCGCAACAGGAATACGACGCGCGCATATCCGGTACCGGACGAAACGGTTTCGTCTAGCAATGTCTTTAGCCGCGCGCTAGCGTTTGTGAGTGTATCGGGGTTGGCGGTCGTGTCGGCCATTTCGAAGGTAACCAACACGCTGTGCATGGTGCCATCGAACGTTCGTTCGTATCGGGTTTCCGACGCCGTGTAGACGCACAACGGAAACGAAACGTCGGCCGGGGCATTGTCAAGATACACACGACCGCTAAACGCTCCGGCAAATCCGGTCGGCCCTGTGCTAGTGAGAATCACCGTTCGGAGGATTACCAAAAGGTTGTTCATTTGCGCGGCCCTCCGAAATGCCGTTGCATTGCTACGGCCATCGTCGGTTCGAATAGGTCGCGCACGTTATCCATCGTCGGTTTGATATACGGGCGCGCCGCGACGCGGCCGTACCCTTTGTCGATTCTCGCGTATCGAACCGCGGAACCGTAGCGATAGCCGATACGGCGGCCGTCGTTTAGCGGCGTAATAACGGCTTGCCGAACGTCCGGGCCAATCAATTTCCGACGCGCCGACGAAATGAGATTGGAAAATGTCGCGGAAATGCCGCCCGTTCCGCCGCGCAATTGCCCGGTACCGATTTGCCACGAACGGCGCAACATTCCGGTATCAATCGCGGGCGGTTGCCCTGCGCGCGACGCCCTGTGGATTCCGGATTCGCGTGCGTTGCGCGCCTTGCGTCGCCCCTTGCCGATTCGGTATGTTCGACCCCCGCCCGGCTTCGATAGTTCCGCGCGCATGGCGCGCGCTATAACCAACATATAAGCGTTTACGCCCTCCTGTACGGCGGCGCGAAGTTTCGCGTTTATGTTGGGGTCGGGTCGAAACATTTCTATACGCCAATCGCCGTAACGGCGAATCCTCCCACGCGGTCGGCTTCAACGATGGTATGTACGTTCGCGCTAGCCGCGGGCCGTTCAATCGGGATACGCACCGACCGGACAATGTATTGTCCTGTTGGATGCGAAAGTATCGCGTCGGTGTCGAACGCGACGCGTCCGGCGAAATAGAACGTTGCCGCGACGCGCATACGCGACCCGCCCGCAAATTCCGTATCCGAAGCCGACCGCGGTTGTAGGAAAGCACGAATGGCCGAACCTTCCGTATAGGATTTAGTAACCGCGCCGTTCGTTCCGATTGTGTCGGTCGGCGTCAACACGGTAACGTCGGTTCCATGTTGTGCGATTAGCGCGGTAACGCTCATTACCGAACCCTTTTGTACGGCGTCAACAGGCGCAACGCTTCCGCGTCGATTGCGTCGGGCGCGGCCACGCTGTACGAATAGTCCCCGAACGATTCCGACGCCAACGTATTGTCGCGTTTACGGTCGTTGTAAATCCGACTCGCCATGATTTGGCACGCGTGGACGATATCCGGCGGCACCGTTTCCCAACCGCCGTCGTAGTCAACGAACACGGTTTCCGGCCCGGTAGGCCACGCGCCGCCGTCGCCGTCGTCGTAGCCGCTACGACCCATATACAGAATGCCGCGCGGTAGGTCGCCCGTAACGTCCATTTGCGCCTGATCGGCAAACGTGATAGTCGCTACCGAATCTTTCAAGTCGCGCCCGACCATTCGATTTATTCGACGTGCGGCGGTGTTCACCGACAACGACGCGGCAAATCCGGTCGTAGCGGAAATCTGTGTAGCGATTGCCGACGACGTTTTGTGGTTGGCGAATTGGATTTGGGTAGCGGTTTCGGTGCCGTCCGACTGCGTGCGCGTCAACGTTACGCGCTCTTCGGAAACCGTAATGGTGGCAGAAATATCGCTAGCGACGGTGCTACGCACCGTCATACAGGCCAACGAACCGAACCCGACGTAGTGGACGTGCGAAACGGGCGACGTGCGAAGCACCAACGCGCCGTCGCCGTGGGCGGTCGTCCATTCGTAAATCCGACGCTGTACCACCTTCCGATCCAAGTACGCTTCAATTGCATACGTGGCGCGGTCGATTGCATATTCCAACACCGTGTCGTCCGTGGCAACGGTGATACCTAGGAACGATTTCAGGTTGGCTAGCGTGGTGATTGCGTATTGGTCTACGGCCATTGGTCGTTCCGTTCATCGGCACGGTGGACGCGGCTATTTCGCCCGTGGGGGCCGTCCACGCCGCCGGGGTGGTTCGGGCGCGTTCAACGGTTCGGCGGCCTGTACGGGCGTTTCCGTGGCCGTATCGGGCAACGGCGCGGCCACGACGATTTCCAACACGCGACGGCGGGCCAACGGCCACGCGACGCGGGCCGGAACGGCTACGGTCGTTCCGCGGCGGTGGCCCGCCCACGGTTGCAACACGACGCAAATTACGTTGGCGGTAGTGTCCAATCGGGTTTCCCGTTTGCGTGGTAATCCTGCATATATTGGTGGACGCATTCAAGGCTCCGACCGGGCCACGTGGCAACCATTTGTAGGTGGCCTACGCGTACCTGTGGCGTTGTCGAAACCTTCCAACCCTGCGCGCGCGCCTTTTTCCAAAAGTACACGTCGTCGTCCACGCGATCCAATCCCCAATCGCCCTTCGCGCCGGGTTCCCCGATGAACCACGGCATAGCCATTTTCCGCAACGTGTCGCAACGAATCAACGTCAACCCGAAATGGCCGTGCAGCACGGGCCAATGGTCGTCGTTCAACCGTTCCACGGCAAGTTCGGACACCATGCCGCCCTTCCCGTCGTCAATCTTCGCCAACAGGCTGTCGCGGTCGCGTCCGATTTGCAGCGGGCATAGCACGTCCAAATCGTGCGCGTCGGCAATGTCGCGCAACATACATACGTCGTGGCTATCGAAAATCGTATCGTAGTCGATTGCCAAAATATACTTATGCTTCCCGCCGTCCGCGATTTGGTGGAACAACCGTTGCAAGCATTGGCCCCAAAATACGCCGATTGCGCGCACGAATGGGATTTGAAGCGGCACTAACGACGTGTAGCAACACCCCATATTTTCCGTCCACGCAAGCCGCGGCATACTCATTACCGCGTGCATATCGGATAGCGGGCGGATCGGGGAACGGCGCAACGCCGCCGCGGAACGCTTGACGGCGCGTAGGTTCAACGACACGGGCAACAAAGAACACGAATCGGCGTCGCCGGGCCATTCTCCGTTGACTTCAAACCCGGCCGCGGCCAATGCGTCGGTAAGTTTCTGTCGGTTGAAAATCGCGTGGTGTGCGTCGTGTTGGTCAACATGGCCGCCCATTAGGAACGACTCGACAGGCCACGCGACGCCCTTCGTATACGCGTCCACGATCCGGTCGAAATCCGGCACCGCGACCAACAGCGTTCCGCCGATACGTAGCGCGCGTCCCCATTCGCGTAGTACGGCCATCGTTTCGGTGTGCGGAATATGTTCCAACACGTGCGACGCTTTGATAACGTCCAACGATCCGTCGGGAATCCCGGTCAAACGTCGCGCGTCGCGGCCCTGCGCGATATCCCACGGTTCGAAACCGGGGGTACAACGATCCATGCAACCGATGTCGAGTTTCGTAATAGCCATAATGCGCGACGGCGGGTTGCCCCGCCGCCGCGCGTATCGCGGTTCCGACAACCGCGGCTATACCGATTGTATCACCGTTCCGGCGAACGTACCCAAATGGTCGCGGACACGTCGCCAACCGCCTTTGCACCCATAGCGGGTCGCGCAAGGTCGGCGGTCGAAATGATGTTGGACGACGAACCCGGCGTACAGGAAAACCGAAGATACCGACGGAACGCGCACGTATCCAAATCGAATACGGCGTAGGGGTTGTTCGTACCCGCCGCCTGTTCGGGAAGGGTGAAATCCGTACCACCCGTCAACCCGCACGCCACGAACGATGTTGCGTCGGTCGTGTCGCTGTGTTCAATCTTGAACACGGTCGGGATATGCGTGGTCGATTTGAACACGGCAATACGAACCACGTCGTACGCTTTCAAGTCAACATTAGCCGTCGTCGTAGCGTTGGTAGCCGTGCTACCCAATGTCATAAGAATCGTTTTTGCGTTGCTGTTGTGGATCATGGAACCGCCCTTACAACCGCAGGGCGTGGGGATTGCCCACGCCCTGCGGCAGAGGTAGAAGATGGTTTGTTTAGCGACCCGGAACGGTGACGTACGACGCCGCCGACAGGTCGGAAGCCGAGTCGATTCCGGTCAATGGCCGACCAAGTTCGGCAATGGCAACCAAGTTAGCGGTAGCCGTGGCCGGACGAACGGTAAGCCGAAGATAACGCTTCAATCCTGCGGTAACGATGTCGAACACCGCGTGCGGATTGGTGGACGTTGCCGACGCACCCGCAAGGGTGAAATCGGTTCCGCCCGTGGCGTTGATCGTGGAGAAATTCGTAGCGTCCGTGGTGTCGCTGTGTTCAACCTTCAACGTCGTCGGAACGTTGGTGGTTGACGAAAACAGCACGATACGCGCCGCATCGAATCCGCGGGTATCGACGTTCGCGGTGGCATCCGCATTTGTCGCCGCGCTAGCCGAATTCAGCAGCAGCAAAGACTTTTGGTTTCCAATTTCAATCATGGCGTTTTTCCTTCCGTCGGTTTAGCGGGTCAACATGACGACCGCGCCCGCGTTGGTCGAGTCGCCAACGCTGTGGCAATTGATGTCGATGCGTTGCGTACCGCGGATAACGATTTCGTCCTGTTCGAACGCATTCAACGCGCTATCCGAAGTCTTGATGGTGACGGCGCGACGGTCACCGAACGCGGCACCCATCGACAGGTCGCCAAAGTAGGCAAGCGGGGTAGCGTCGGTTCCGGTGCCAATGACGCCGGACATAACTTGCGTAAACACGACCGGGTATCCGAAGAATCGCGGCGCGATTCCATTCTGCATTTCGGCCGCAGTTACGCCACCCGCAGCCATTGCCACGCGTTCGAACATTGCGTGGAAAACCGACTTATGGCAATAAATCTTGGCGTTCGGCGTCTGCGCGTACCCCGGAAGCAATGCCATCATCCCGTGGATGTCGGCTTGCAAATCGGCGGTGGAAATGGTCGAAAGTGCCGCGGTACCGATACCGGAATCCGACGTACCCGCCAAACCAACGGCGTTCGCCAATCCGACGATGCCGCCGTACGTACTGGTTCCGTCGCCAAGGAATCCGGCCTGATCCTCTCGCAACGCGAATTCGTAGGCGATTTCGCCCGCCACATTGTCGGCAATGTTCACGATGGCATCTTCGACTAGTTCCGACGACGTGGTGGTAAGGGCGAAAAGTTTCTTCGCCATCAATTGCACGTTGTCGAATGTCTGCGTCGATTCGGTCGCCGCCTTTGTTTCGCCAACCCAATACGACGTAAGGGTTCCCGTACGGCGCGGAATGTACAGAACGTCGCGGCCCATGGGCCAAACCTTCGCGTTCGCACGGAAAACGCCGTACTGTTCGCGCAACGAAATCAGCGTGTCGTTGAATTCGTCCGGGACAAGGAAACCGCCCGCGCTGTTGTTTCCTTCGCTGTGCGCCTTGACTTCGACGCCGTTACGCGCGCACCAATCGGCCGACTTCGCGTGATTGCACGCCGCAAAGATAAACCGACCGAATCGGTACGCTTCCGACTTATCGCGGAAATTCTTCAAACGGCCGAACGACTTTGTAAGCACGTCGTCGGAACCGCTAGTGACAATCGCGCGACGCGACGCGGGGGCCGCGTCGGCAATCGCCGCGCGGATTTCCGCGCGAACCGACTTGGCAACGGTTGCGGCGTCGTCCGACTTCGCGCCGTCTTCCGGCTTCGCCATGTCGGCTTCGGCTGCGGGTGCCGCGGGTGCCACCATAACGTCGATGTTTGCCGGGTCGATTGGCGCGCCGGATTCGTCCACGATCATGCAGTCTTGCAACATCAACGACTTGGCGTGGGCAACGCCCTTTTCGCCATGCTGTGCGGCGGCATTCTTCAATGCCGCGGTAAATTGCGAAATGTTCATCGTACGCATTTGCGATTCCTTCGTTACGTTTCGCGCCCGACTCTAGGCGAATGCTCTAGGCACAATGCCGCCGCAATCGCCGCCGCGTTTAGCGCAACAGGCCGCGCGCGCGCGTGATTTCGCGCCGCGCAATTCCCTTGACGTCAATCGGATTATTCGTGGCGTCCCTTGCGCCCTGCGCCCACGGGCGCGCGGGTACCGGAACGACGATACGGTGGCGTTGCGGTTCGGCGTAGCCCAACCACCGCGACGCGTCGGCCGCGGATACCGCGCCCTTGCGAACCGCCGATACCAACGCGTCGGGGTTTGCCTGTAGCGGTGCTACCGAAATTTCCAACAGTTTCCATTTGCTAAACACCGTGTGTACGGCGTCGCCGTAACGCTTGCGGTCGTCCACGGTCGCGCGACGGGTGCCGCCCTGTTCGGGCATATAGCCAATGGAAACGCCCTTTACGACGCCCTGTCCGACCAACGCGCGCACGAAATCCGGGAAGAAACTACCTTCGAAATCGGGCGGCCGTTCGGCCAACGTGAATTCGCCCACGATTGCGTCGGCGGCCCTCTTCAATCCAACGCATTTCCCGACGGGTAGGTTGTAATCGTGGTTCCAAAATAGAACCGGGTTGGCTTCGTATTCGGTGGCGTTCATTCCCTGCGGAATCACTACCTCCCCGTCGCGGTCGATTGCGGCCGTCGTAACCGTCGCCGTGAAACCCGTGGCCGAAGGTAGAAACTTCGCGTCTAGTGTCTTTCGTTGCATTGTCAAACCTTCCGCGCGTTCGCGCGTCGTTCGGCTTCGGCCGCGATATTTTCGTATTCGTCAACCAACGTTGGTTGCATGGCGCATCGGCAATTCGGGTGCAACGGCGGCGCGGAAATCTCTTCGTAGTTCAGTCGCATTTTTCCGCCGTCCGCGCCTGTCAACGTGTCGCCCTTCGCATAGAACGAATCATCCAACCCGACGCCCTGTTGGCCGAATTTCTTCGCTACGGCTTCGCAAAATTCGCACGGGTCGGGGGCGAGTAGCCAACGTTTGCCCGACACTAGGCCCGTGGATTTCCACGCGTCCGACTCCGCGGTGGCCGCGGCGCGCGCGGCTTCCGTGCGCGCAATCATCGTTGCGCGTCGGCGCGTCGCGCGTTCGTCGTCGCCTTCGCCCTGCGCCCATTCCTGTACGCGCGTCGCTAGTTCCCCGGTGGTTTCGCCTAGCGATAGCCCTTCCCCGAACATATCGCGCAAGCGTTCCACCGTGTACCCGTTGATTGAATCCGCCGCGCGCGACGCTAGCCGCACGCTAGCGCGTTCGACGTATTCGGCAAGTTCCTTTGACGACCAACCCAATTCGGCTACCGCCGTGGACGTGGTGAGTTTGGACAGGTTCGCAAACCCGATATCTGCGCCGTGTTGGATGGATTCGCGGATATACGGGGCCAACGCGTCCACCAATTCGCGGTGCCATCGTCCCCGTTCCAACACGCCAACGGCGCGCGCCACGGTTTCCGGCGTTACGTCGCCCTCCCGTTTGATTGCCGCCACGACTTCGCGCACCTGTGCAGCAAACACGGCATCGACGCCCTTTAGGAAATCCGACAACAACGCGTCGTCCACCAACGCGCCGGGGTCGGCGGCTTTCGTCACGATTGCCGCGGCGTCGGCTTCCCATAGCGAAGACTGCAACACGGTACCGGGCGAGTCGCCACAACACGCGCACGACTTCGCGTGCGACTTGTCGCCGCGGGCGCGGTCGAATTCGTCCCGTTTGCGTTTCGACCATTCCCAACCTTCGTCGCCGCCCCAACCGTGCCACGCTTGCCACCCCTTGCCCTGTTCGTCCCACGTCGCGCCCTGTTTGTCGCCCACGTGGCGTTCGAAATACGCGACCATGCGCCGAATCGTTTCCTCCGATACGGCTACGCGGTTCGCTAGGTCGCGCGCGCGCGCGATTCCCGTAGCGGTCATACCGCGTTGGCTAGGCGGCTTCGATTCGCGCACGTCTAACGCACGGCGCGCGTTGTCGGCCACGGCTTGCGGTGGCACGGTGTCGATGTCTTCCAATGCTTTGGCCGACTTGCCGCACATTTCGTACGCGATAGCGACGGCTTGCGATTCGCTGTAGCCTTCCGCAAGTAACTTTGGAATCTTCCCCGCCACGCAATCGTCGGCCGCGGCTTTGTTGATTTCGGCCGACGACGCCGCGGCGTCGGCCGCGGGCGCGCCGGGCGGCAACGCCGGGGGCGGCGTCGGCACCGCCGCGACGGCGGGCGGCTTCGCGGCCAACGCTAGCGGCCCCGGAACGCCCGCGGGCGGGCCGCCCAATGGTTGCCCGTTTACCAACAGGCGGTCGGCCATAGGGTCGTCGGCGCGTTCCAACCCGTAGCGTTCGCGTGCTTCGTTCGGCGTCAACCAACCGCCCGCTACCGCGACTTGCGTTTCGGTCAAATCCTGTTGGCGATTCAACGGTACCGGGTCGTCGTACGCCAACACGGCGTCCCCCTCAATACCGAACATCGGCAACAGTCGTTGGTTTAGTGTTTCTTCGTCCATGCGACACAACGGAAGCACGGACATTTCGCGCCACGACGCAAACCCAATCGTAGCCCCCGCTAAATTCGGGTCGTTGGCCTTCAACATCGAAACCGGAACGCCGAACACGGCGGCGATTTCCTCCACGATTTCGTCGCGGCCTGTCAAATCCTTTGGAGGGAATTGCAACGGCTTTATATCCATTTCCGCGGTGGAAACCATGAATTGTCCACGGTTACGCGGGCCGCGGAATTTCGCGCGGATCGACTTTTCTACGCGCGCGATTTCATCCTGTGACGCGTTCCCCTTGACAGTCAACAACCAATCCGGCCGCCCGCCGTTTTGGAACATTGCCAAATCCATTTCGTGCAATGCCGCGTTAGCATTTGCCGCGCCCCACGCGGCTTCCAATTTGCCCATTCCGTAGAATAGGTCGCGGGGATTCGGTCGTCGGAAATGGATAACTTCCGACGTGGTGAACGTCTGTTTAGATTCCGAACCCTTGCCGTATCGGTATCCGCTAATAAACGCTTCCGGGTCGGGAATGATTTCCGTCCATTGCGGCGGCATCGGCCACAATTCCGACGGCGTA